GGCTTCGGCCACGGATATCGCGCCCGGACCAGCTTTCTCTTTCGGCAGCGCAAACAGCCGGATTGCCCCCGACACCATGCTCGCGCCAGCGCGGGCCTCGGCGCCCTCGACCAGGCGGCGGGTGACGATCTCGGCGACGTTCTCATCGAAGAGGTTGCCCTTGCCGCCGCGGGCCCGCCAGATGTCGTTGATCTGCGGAATACTGACGCCCAGCCACTGCTTCGCCCGCTCTTTCGTAAACGGGCCAGAAGTCTCAAACTCATTGATGAAGGCCCGGAACGGATCGTCAGCCGGTAGCTTCTCGATTTCCTCGCGCGCGCCCCGCACCATCTTGCGAGGCATGTACCCCAGCAGCGCGTCGCTCAGGGACTTATACTTCACGCCCGCCGCTTGCTCGGCCGCGAAGTTCGTGCCCATCGCCGCCTTGATCCGGTCTACTTCGTGCCGGATCGGGGCAGGCAGGTGCTCGCGAATCGCGCGGTACACGTCGGCCTGCTGCGTCAGCGTTTCGATCTGGCTTGCCAGTCGGCCCATGCGCAAGCGGTTGGTCAACTCCACCTTGGCCAGTCTGTCACGTGCGGCACGGATGGATTCCGGAGTCAGGGCCGCATTGAGCGCGTCCTGTGCCTCCTGGAGCCCCTTGGTCGCCGCCGCCGCGTGCTTGGCCGTCAGTTCCGCGATCTTCTTCTCGATCTCCTCGATCTGTCCGACTTTCTCCACACCGAGTAGCGTCAGCGCCTTTGTCGCGTCCAGCGGGTTCTCGCGCGTCGGAATCAGCACGCGGTTCAGCGCCCGCTCCTTGGCTTTGGCAAGTGCCCCGGCCTTGGCTTCGTCGCCCACCTTCAGCGCTTCAGCGATCTTTCGGTCGTAGCGCTCGGCGATACGCGCCCGCGCCGCCTCGGTCGCCTCGCGCATCCGAGTCAGCGCGGCCACTGGTTCGTCGCCCGCTCCCTTGGCGTAACGGGACAGGCTGCGGGCCAGGTCTGTTCCGAACCGCCGCGCGTCAAACACCCCAGCCGCCCGAATCTCGCGCGCCCCCTCGACGCCCTCGTTGAACAGCTCAACCGGAGCGTCGCCAATCGCCTCGGCAATATGCGACTCCATCCCCGTCCGGAAGCTGCTTGATCCGATCCGACCACTGGCTCGCAGATGCCGCGTAAAGGGCTCGGTCAGCCGCTTGGCTGGGGCCGCCAGCCGTCCGAGCCCGTCGAATACCGCGCCGCTGATGCGCCCGCCCGTCAGGTGGATCGGCAGCTTTGGCCCGCCCGGGATGTCGAACGCCACCAGTGACCGCCGGATCGGAGCCGCCACGTCGCCGATTTGCGCCAGCTTGGCCGCCGCTTCGGCCGCCTTCTCGGTTTTACCCATCGCCTCGGCGACTTTCGCCATGCGCCTCAGCTTGTCCGCCCGCGCCGCTGCTTTGCCTGCCGTGCTGACTGTGCCAAACGACAGCAGATTGATCGGGTCCAGTAATACCTCAGCCGCGAACCCCGGCAGGTCCGCCGCCTCAAACGTACCCTTCGTGCCCGTGCCCAGCCCCAACAGTTCACGCCCACTTGGCGCTTTGCCGAACCTCGTCTGCCGGCCGGTTCGCTGTTCATCGGGCAGGTCGGCGAAGATGTTCGCCAGCGCAGCGCGCGTGGCTGAGCCGCTGTAGTCTAGCACGTCGAGCAACTTCGAGGCCGCGTCGATCGGCAGGCTCAGGACTTGGCGGATCAGACCTGGCGAGGATTCGGCTTTGGTCGGTGGGGCGATGAAACGCTCGCGGTACGCTTTACGTCCGGACTCCCAGATGTCGATTGCATCGGGCATTTTACTTCATGTTTCCCATGCCACGAAACATCCAATTATACGACGGAGTGGAGCGAGGCGGCGCGGTGGGCGTTGGTTCAACTGGCCACGCATCCTCACTGGTTGGCAATCCCAATAGTCGCTTCGTGACATCAGGTAGCGATTCCCAACTCGTACCAGGCAGGTCGCTCAGCATAACCTGCGCCTGTGCCATGAGCGTCTTCCGTGTTTCCTCGGACTGCGCCATGTTGTAGAGCACGGGAAATCGACGTGCGAGCCACGTCGCAGAGGCTGTTGCTTTCGCCTGTGGATCGGCCTGCCCGGTCGCCGGATTAACCGCGCTCTCGCTAGCTTCATAATCCGCACCAGCAATTTTCAGCATCAGCGCGTCCGACATTTCCATATCCTTGCCGCGCTCCTCCATCCGGTAGTCGTGCATCTGCTTGTCACGTTCGCGGCCATAGCCCTGCTCTAATTGCATTAGCTCTCGCCGAAACGCCTGATCGGCGGCCATGCGCATTCGTTCCTCGGCGATTCGTGCATTGAATTGTTCCATGTCTAATTGTCGATCCAGTGCACCTTCTGACTGCCGCAAAGCCCGGTCAAGCGCACTTTCTGACTGCCGTATGGCTCGGTCGGCCGCACTCTCTTGTTGGCGCGCGTCTATTTGCTGTTTGGCAATTTCGCGCTGTATCTGCGCCTCCAGGTTGGCAATGTCGCGCCGCGTCTCCATCTCATCGAGTGCGATCTTTTCGCGTGACTCGCGTTCCTCGCCCGCCAACTGCCGCTCGTGCTCCATCGCCGCCTTCTGCATGATTGCCTTCATTGCCATGTCCGCGCCAAACTGGAAGGCCTCGTTCAGTTCTTTGCGCCGCTGCATGGCTGCCGCCAACTTGATCCGGCCAGCCTCGGCCATGCCGCCGCCGATGGACTGTCCGGTATTGTGCAGCGCCTTGCTGATCCGATCAGCCGATTGCATGCGTGCCTGAGCAGCCAGCGCCAGCAACTGCTGCGCCATCGGGCTTGGCTGGTAGTTCATTAGGGGGTTCTGAAAAACGCTCACTTGACGAACCTCCACATGCTATTGACGTAAATCTCGCCGGCACAGTATTCGTTGCAACCCTCGATATCGAGGTCGCCAGCCAGCAGCGGCGGCGCGACCGATTCGATCTTGTATATTTTGACCCAACCATCCGGAGTTAGCAGGTCTTCGCCTTCCTTGTACTGGCCTGCTGGCTTGCCGTCGATGTGGTGCGTGGTGGTGAGCGTGAGCACGCCCCGCGCCGTGGTGATCGCAACCCACTCGTTATTGTCCGGATGCGGCGTACCCACGTCCCGACCAATGACCTTGCGATAGCCGCGCGGCGTCAACACAGCATCCCCAACCCGCACATCCTTTAGAGGCATCGGGCCGCGCGTGGTCGGAACCAGCGTGTCGGCGTCGATACAGAGAATCGCCCACTTCATTCCGAACAGGGCCGGCGCGCTAGCAACGGCCAGAGTTCCGCCTGCACCAGCCATCGGGCCCAGCAGCGACTCGAACAGACCGGGTTGCGACGACGACGCCGCCTGCTGCTGTATCTTGCCGCCCCAAATTCCAGCCCCCGTGTCCGCAAGCGACGCCAAGTACGACGCCGCTTCGTCGTAAGCACCGGCCTCCATCAATGTGTCGGCGTTGTTCGTTTCGTACACCAGTTCGTAGGGCAGCATCATATTTTCGGGTGTACCCTCGAAGCTCGCCATCAGCAGGTCGGCCGCGTTCGCCGCTGCGTCCGCCGAACCCTGCAACGCGCCCTCCAGCCCGTACAATTGACCGCCGATCTGGCCCATGAGCGTGTTTGCCTGATCCGCGCGCCCGGCGCTCGCAATCGCGTTCTGGATCGTGAGGTTCTGTCGGTACGCATCCTGTCCCTGTGTTGCCCCGGTACGCGCTATGGTTCGCATGGCCTCGACTGCCGCTGGAGACAGGCCCAACCGCGCACCCGTAGCGTCAATGTTCGCTATCTCGCCTTGAAGCGCCGGAGCCATCTGGTCCGCATACCTGGATGCCATTGCGGACATTTCCTCAGTCGTCCAGATGTCGGGGTTCTCGCGCACGTCTCTATAGTAGCCCAGCACGTCCTCATTGAGCGTGTGGACCTCGCCGGGTAGCTCCTGCATCCGGCCGGTCGTGCCACGATCATGAATGCTCTGGAGGTAGGGTCGGGCTGCGTTGCGGGCGCGCTCGTTTTCGAGCCACTGAGCCGCTACGCCAAACTGGCGCGGGTCGTACAGCGCAGCCTCATTCATGGTGGAGATCAAGTGTTGCCGCTGATCTTCCGGGAGTTGCCACATCGCACTCGGAAGCGTGCTGTCGTCGCCCCATACCGAGCGCCCCCCAGGTTGGGCTGTGCCGATCCGCGCTCCCGGCTTCAAGCTTTCCAGAACGGTTTGCTGTCCCAGCCACTTCTGGAACCCCGACAACAGTTCCGGAACAATGGTCAATGCCTGCGGAAGGGGGAAGCTCATCGCCGTGCTCCTATAGCCGGATAAACGCCTGCCAACGCACGCGCAAACCCTCGAAATACCCCGGACACTCCGTACGCGACGGAAGCCGAAACTGCATCCGACCGTCAGCCGCCGTCTGCACACCGAACCTCGTACCCATCACCGCAAACAACTCCGGGTTCTCGTCCGCGAACAGCCATCGCGCATCGGCCATGATCCAGCCCGGCCGCGTCGCTGTAGTGTTCATGCTCCAGATCACATCGCCCGTTGCCCACGGGTAGCCGTTGACAATCGTGCCGTCTTCCTTGACCTGTCCGATCACGCCGCCAGACGTCGCCTCAGCCGCGCCCATGAACTTGTCCAGCCGCGCGGCTGCGTCCGTCATCTGCTGCGCCATCTCATCGCGCCACTCCTGCGCGAGCGTGTTGGCCTCGGTCAGTGCGTCTATGCCCTTTTGCTGGTCTTCAGCAATCTTCTCCTGGGACTCTTGCAGTCGGTCGATGCGGTCAATCAACTCGGCAATCTGCGCCTCCTGTGTGGCCGCCGCCCGCTCCTGTAACCCAGCCAGAAACCGCCGCTGGGATGCTTCCTGCCCGCGGTTCAGAATGTCCTGAATGGGAAAACGGAACGCCATCAGAAGTTTCCCACCAAATCAGCCTCGATATCCAACGCCGTGATGCGAGCCCGCCGCCGCGACGAACCTGCGATCCTAATCTTGAATGAGTGCAGCACCCGGCCGATAGCCCACTTCGCGATGTAGGGGGGCACGTTGTCTACTGCCGTGAACTCCGTACCACTGGCCGCCTGGTCCGCATAGAGCGTGACGGTCAACGTGTCGCCTGTTGCGTTCAGGTCCGCACCCCAACTGAGCGCCATAAATAGCAGTTGCTTGGCGTAACTCGTGCCCAGATCAAACGGCCCAAGCTCGTAGTACCACTCAACAGGTACGGCCGCCGCGGCGTTATAGTCCGGGGAATCGGCCTCGCTATCCTTTCGCAGCATGTGCATGCGGTTAGAATGACCAGCCGGGGCCGAACCATTCAGCCGTGCCAGCAGTCGCGTATCGCCCGGCATCACTTCACGCACACCTACGCCCGCACAGTGCGGCAGGCTCCACTTCCACCATTGCTTAGTGGGCGGGTGATAAACCAGTTGTTCACTGGTGCTGAAATCGCTGGCTGTGAACCCATGCACAACGATCAGGTTGCGCTCCCGGTCGTAGCCAATGGAACGCACGTCCACCCTCGCGTGCGCCCGGAACGCCTGCTCCACATCCGCCCCGACATACTCCAGTGCCGTTCCGTCCAGGATGTTCAGGCCCTGTTCGTCCAGGAAGTACGCTACGTTCTCGAAGACCGACGCCGCATAGGGGGCAACAATTCGCGTCCCCAGCGACACGTCCGTTACCATGAAGCTGCTGTCGTCGTCGCCCGTGACGACAAACACACCCGTCTGGCCGAAGACGTACATCGTGTCGCGCGTCGCCAACATGCGGTAAACCGGACCGTGCGCGGGATTGATGCTCCGCGACTGCGTGACCTTGAAGTTCCCCCAGTTCAGATAGTCGCTGTAGTACAGGTCGTTCCCGCTGCAAATCCACAGCCGCCCCTTCCAGTAAGCCATGTCGCGGCCTGGGGGCACACGGTAGCCGCTCAGTGGATCGTACGCGTTCGTGGCAATCTTGTTCGGTGTGACCGCCCCGGTGTCGTCCCAGTAGGTATCGCTGATGGGCCGCTCTGCTATCTTCCAATACTGCGAATCGACCGCTTCCTGCATGCGGTAAATGCGCCAGTGCGTAGCCCCGATCGTTGCGTCTCCCCGTATGACCCGGATGCCGTGATGCGATGCGTCCGCTACCGAGTGGTCCGTGCGACTGGCCGCGCTCTCAACGCCGGTGTTCGTGTCCACGAACGTGATGAGATAGTCGTAGGTGCCCTCCGGCAAGGTTCCGTCCACCAGTTGTGAAGCTGTCAGTCCGGGCGGCTTGGCGATCCAGAAGTTCGACCGTACCCAGCATGTGCCATCGTGGCGGTAGTAAAAAATGTCGTCGCCTGCGTAGGGGTAGGGCCGGATAATCAGGAAGTTGTTCAGCATCACCGCCGAGATGCTGTAGGAGAAGTCGTTGCCGATCTCGGTTTGTACCGGCGTCCAATTCGGAATATCCAGTTCAGTGACGTACTCAAAGTCGGTCGTGGTGGCGTACTTGCGCCACAGCTCCAGATGCAACTCGTAGTTGCCGCCGTTCTTGACAATGACTTCGGCGATTTCGTAAAGGGCACTCTGGCCCGCTTCCAACGTGCCGCGCACGGGCCACATGCGGCGCGTGATAATCGCCGAGTCGCCTGCTGTAGCGGCTATGCCAACGCTCGTGCCCGCCCGCGTCAGCCCCGGCCGGCGGCGGATGTCTCCCTGTCGCGTCTCGACATTGTTGCACGCCAACGTCCGCAGCGGCGGCACTTGCAGCGCGGCGCATTCGATCAGTCCGCCGAATCGGCCGCGAAAGCTGATCGTATTCTGCGGGCTGCGTTGCATTACGGGACCGCCTCCAATCGCTGCGCCTCGACAAACTGGAACACGTTGTCTGCGTCCACGTAGCCGATGTATTCCGTTCCGCTGACGTTGGCGCTTATCGGTGTGTTGTTGTTCGCCCGCACCGCAGCTTCGACGGCCGCCTTTTGCGTAGCCATCGCATCAAACGCCGACGCCAGATCGCCAACGGCCGCAATGTGGGCCGTGATGCTTGTTACCAGTGCGGAAATGTCGCTATGCCTTGGCCCTGCCATCAGCGATCCCTCCTGATGTGCTTCGGTCCCGTCCGAATCTTGTTGACTTCGATCGGCGTCAGTTCCCCGATCCGGCCAGCCACCCGCGCTTCCAGCGCACCCTTGAGCGCCGCCGCCGCAATCGGCAGCAGTTCGGCCGCCGTCAACTCCACGATGCAGTCGATCCATTCAGGGCTGAGCATGCTGAATGGCGTGGCTGTCAAAGTGTCGGCGGTGGCTTCCGGCAGAGCGGCGATATACCGCATCACTACCGTCATGGCTTCGGGTGCGCCGCCGTAATTCGCCCATCGCAACGTCAGGTTTTCGTAGATCAGGTCGTAACGACCCGCGTGCTCCTCTGCTTCGTTGCCGCCGACGATCTGCAACAGCTCAGGTCTTCCCCGATCGGTGCGAGCGATGTCGATGATCCGTCGCACCCGCGGATAGTTGGCCTCGGAGCCGTCCGGCAAGTCAATGGCCGCATCCGCCGCCGCAACGGTGTACGTCTTGGTGTAGACCAGCTCGCGCCGGTTCAGCCGTACGATCTGGTCGCAAATGCGCCGCGCCGCCCGGTTCATGGCGTTCGTCACCATAGCCGCGTCATAGCCGGACACATCCACGCTCTCGCGCGTCAGGGTCTCTTGCACGCGAGCAATCAGGGTTGCCACATCAGGGCTGCCGTAGTATCCCATGCGTCACCTGCCTGCATCCTTCTCATGTTTGGCGGTTGCCGCGATGGCCACATCACGTGCTTCGATGTATTGTGAGTAGAGCCCAGCCGCCTGGTCCGCCAGTCGCATCGACCGCAGCGCCAGAACGCCAGCCCAGAAAGCAATCAAGGGCTGGTACTCGACTGGTATCAAGTTGGCTGTGCCAGTGTTGTCTGCCCCGGTCTGGCCAGGGGTGTTGGTGTCGTTGTTCATGTCCGGCAGGGCGTGTTCGTAGGTAAGTGTGATGACCGCCGCGGATTCCGTCAGCGGTGGTTCTACCGCGAACACCTGCTCCCCCAGCAGGCCGATCGGCGGCAGCGGATTAACCACGCCCTTGAACTTCAACGTCTGTTGCGTCAGGTCCACAACAGGACACGCGCCCGGCGTCGTGTTCGTGCGATAGGCGTCCAGGATGCGCTTGGGGCGCGTGTAGCCGAGCGCATTGGTGATCGGCAACGCCGCCGACAAGCGTGCGTAGGCTGGCACCGATGCGCTGATCGTGCCGGTCGTCACAAACAGATTGCGCTGTATCGGCTGGATCAGGTTGTAGGTGTGGTGCATCCCTAAATTGACAAAGCGGGTCAACGACGCAGCCGCGAACGGTGTCGGCGTCGGCGCCTTGTCGAAGATGAGGTCGTGCACCAGCGCTTTAAGTTCGGCTAGCGTCATAGCGTCTCCTTGTGGGCCGGGCTGGTCCGTGGCATGGAGCCACAGACCAGCCTCCAGCCGACACGCCGCGGTGGCTTACGAGCCCGTAGGGGTGATGGTCAGCTTGCCCAGCGCGCCCGGCAGGCTGCACATCAGGTTGAGGCGCGTGCAGAAGCCCCAGGCGTAAGCGTCGCGCTTGGCGTCCTCGCTGCCCCACATGCGGACCAGCTCGTTGCCGTCCGCATTCATGATGTCCAGATCGCGCTCGATACCGAGCGTCAGCAGTGACGTGTCCAGAATAAATGCCGTCCACTCCGGACAGGCATAGTCACGCACCATCGGCACGCCCTGGTATTCGAGCGCGGGATAGCCGTAGTCGATCTTCTTCTGCTGCATTTCCCAACGGCCCTGGCCCCAGTACAAGCCGCCGTACAGTTTGTAAAAGTTGTTGTCGCAGACGATCAGGTTCGGCTCGGCGCCACGCTTGGCCAGCTCGAACAGCGCATCCTCCAGATGGTCAATGCTGAAGTTCGCCTGCGGAATCGCGGGCGGAACGTAGCTCCTGGTCTTCTCGTAGGCCGCTTCGCTGCGGTCCAGGCCCGCATAGTCCACGGTCTCGGAGACAATCATCCCCAGTCCGGCCAACGTGTTGTTGGCCTCCGACGCGACGTTCGTGTTGTGAATGCCCGCACGGAAGATCGAGGTCTTGCCGCTCGTGGTGTCAGTTGAAGCAATAGTGATGGTCTTCGTGGTGCGATTGATGGCCGTGATGGTGCGCTCCACGGCGCCCGTTCCATTGTTGGCCGCAATCACGATCGGCTGGCCGACTTCCAGGTTCCGCACGCTGTCACAGACCGCATTCGTCACGGTCGCACCAACGGTCTGGATCGTCGCGATGATGCCGTCGCCCGCCAGATACAAGTCCATGTTGATCTGGCGGCGCATTTGCGGCGGAATGGCCTTCATTTCCTGGTTCAGCGCCCGGATGCCAGCCGCGCTCGGACCCTGGCTGTCGATCAGGTTGCCGTCGATTTCGCCCATGCCGAAGTACGACTTCGACAGCAGCGACGCCTCGACGTAATCCTGCGACCCAGCCTTCGGCAGGTAGCCGGTGGTCGCGCTTTGTACCGGATTCCGTGCCCCGATGCCCCAGTTCTGCCCGGTGTGAATGTCCCAGGTAATCGCCTTGCCCCAGCCGCCGCCGGGGGTCTTGATGTCCTTCGTGCGCAAGCCGGGCTTGATCTTGCGCAGCGGGTCTTCAAACGTGCCCTGCTTCTGGATGAAATCCAGCAACGGAGCACCCGTATACACCGCCGAACGCATGTTGGGCAGGTAACGGTACTGAAGCACATTTGCGTAGGAGGCGAGCGTTGCGGATGTAGTTGCCACACTAAATCTCCTCTTCTGGACCAGCGACCGGTGCAAAAAGCAAGGAGCGGCATCGCGCGGACGTTCCACGCGAACCGCCGCTCCTGTAACGAGCTGGCTGGTTACAGCAGCCACCTGCGGACTAGCTAGGTCCCGGCTGCCCGGCTTTTTGCATCAGGTCGCGAAATTCTCCTTACAGTTTTACATTCAGGTCTGCCGCCGCTTGCAGCAGCACTTCATCGTTCTTCAGTGCATCCGCGCTTGGCGTGAACGTGGCCATTGCGGGCGGTCGGCCAGTGCCGACTTCTCCGGTCGCCTCGCGGGCCTTGGCCTTGCTTTCGATGAATTCCTTCACGCCCATGCCCTTGCCGGACGCTACCAGTTCAGCCTGCGCTTCCAGGAACGCCTTAAGTGCCGCCTGCTGACTGCCGCCGTGGTCGGACTTGGCGTGTTGATAAACATAACCCAGCGCACCCGCCACCATCGCCTTCTTAGCCTTCTCCGACCGGTCAGACAGCACTGGATCGGCGTCGATCAACTGCCGCACGCTCTTTTCCCACGCCTTGCGTATGGCCGCTTCGTTCTCGGCTCTCTCGCGGTTGTTCAGTGCGGCCTGTATGCTGGCTATCTGTTTCTTGAGGGCCGCGATTTCAGGGTCGGGCTTGGGCGCGTCGTCGTCCGGATCGGGCTGCTTCGGTGCGGGCTTGGGTTCGGCCGGCTGCGACTGAAGCGCCCTGAGTCGTCGATCATTCTCGACCGACAAGGCCAGGTACTCGGCCTGTTGCGCCGGGTCGAGCGAGTTCCATCGCTTCAGGTACTCATAAGCCGTGGCGCGCTGCTCATCGTTGTAGCCCGCTGCGTCAAACGCGGCCTTCATTTTCGCGTCCAGGTCCGGCATCTCCGGAGTAGAGGGAGCGTCCGGGGCCGGCGTCTCCGGAGTAGAGGGAGCCGGTGAAGGCGCTGCCCCACCAGCGGGGGCTTCAGGATTCGGTGTCGGGTCAAACAATCTCATGGCGTGTCTCCGTTACGCCACCCGCCGTTGCGGCCCTGTTGGTCGCTTGGGGGCTGGCATCTGCTCAAGAAAACCACGCAGCGCCGCGCCGCGCGGACTGTTGAATATCTGTCCAATGCGGGCCTGTTCTCCTATCGGAGCGGAAGCCTGCACCTGTGCCATTATCGCCATCGCCCGTTGTCGTGCTTCCTGCTGCTGCCGGGCCTGCCACTCCATTACCGCCTGTTGTGCGATCTTCTGGCGCTCCAGTTCCTCGATGGCCTGGAGTTTCAGCGTCTCGACTTCATAGCGGCGGAACAGTTCCTTGATGTTGTCCGGCTGCTGCTCAAACTCCGGCGTGTTCATCACCTTCCGCAGTTCATCCAGCCGCGTCGTGTGTCGGTGGTAGTAGGCCGGTGCGACCCACACACCCTTGAACAGCGACTCGTGTACTCGGCGCTGCATGTCGCGATGCTGTTGCTCTATGTCCAGCGTCTGGCTGGCATCACCCAGTTCCAGCGCCAACATCACCTGTCGCCGATGCTCAGGGTTTTCTGGTCTGTAGAAGCCGTACTGCACCAGCATCGTCACCAATTCGATCTGTGCCGCGCGGCTGCGCACCTGGCCAGCCGACCGCAGAACGATGTTGAACGCTTCGGGTCCACTGCTGTTGGCGCCGTTGTCTGGCAGCAGGGTTTCGCCCCGGAACGCGCGGCGCTCCCACTGGTTATCCTGTCCACGCACGGCAATCAGCCGGTAGTCGTCCACGTACTGCCGCACGACGCACAGGATCATGCGGAACAGGTCTTCGCTCCAGCGTTTGACATTTTTCAGCACTGGCGCCAGTCGCGAGTTATCCGCATCCTGCAACGCCAGCACGTATCTGCCACTTCGGCCTTGTGCGGGAGCCTTGCCCATGCTTGGGTCATGAATGCCGAACACGTCTTGCAGCACGCGAATCCAACGGTCGAAGATGCCGTAGATGGAACTGCTGGGCGCAACTCCATCCTCCCATTCCGGCTTCGTACTCTTATACCGATGGATGCCGCCGGGACGACTGGTCAATTCATACTCGTCGATCGTCTCGCCTTCCTGAATCCACAGCCGCGGATTGGCGCACAACTCAGTGATTTCCATGATCTGTGTCGCGAGCATGTTGATCGCGGCCTGCGGATCGAACGCATCCCACGCCACGGTCTTGCCGATAGCTCGCCCCGGCACGTCCAGACAGGCGCACTTGATGTACGGCACCTTGCCATGCGCGTACGGGTTCACCAGCCCGCGATTGCGCCGCCGATTGACGCATTTCTGGCCGATCACAACCGCATGCCGCCCCTTCGGATTGCGGGCCGAACGCGGGCACCACAGCTCATACACGATCACCATTTCGTCGTCGTTCGGTTCCTCGATCGAACCGTTCGCGCCGAAGTACCCCCGATAGCGCCGGAACAGGGCCTTGTTGTAGGCCGGCTCCAGATCGTCGTCCTTGATGTTCCAGCGAGCCTTGACGTAGCTGATTGTGCGTTCGCGCGCTTCCAGAACCCACTCGGCTTCCTCCCACGGCACCCCAACCGGCCCCCAAGTGAGGTTCCGCAACTGCACATTGCTGACACGCAGCTCACCGGTGTTCAGTCGCAGTACCCCTTCGTCCTGCACTTCCCGCAGAATTTCGTCCTGGACGCCATAAGCGCGCACCTGCTCCGGCGTCAACTCAAACTCGTTGCCGGCCAGCGGGTCCCAAATGATCTTGGTGAAGCCTATCGCGTCCATTGCGATGATCTTCATCAGCTCGTCTTTGATGTGCTGAAGGTCGAGCAAGTCGCGGTAATACTGGCACACGCCCGTCTGGAGCCGGGCCGCATCCAAATCCGGCAGGCTCCCCGACCGCGGCACCGCTTCCGGCTCCAGCGGGTCCATCGCCACCTTCGCGACGAATTGGTCCAAATGCGGTGCGAACAGGTTGAAGACATAACGGTTGCGGCCAAAGTCATCGAGGGTAGCCAGTCGCACGTGACTGGCATTGGTCGTGCCCACGTTGGTCAACGCCAGGTACTGATTCCCCTCATACCACGCTGCCACCAGTTCGCCCCACTGCTCGGCGCGCTGCTGTTCGGCAGAGCGATGTTCCCATGCGTCTTCGCAGAACTGGGCAAGCTGTGCGTCATCCGACCAGGACAGCTTGTGAAACGGGATTGCCTTGCGCTGTTCGCTCGCGTACATCAGCCAGCCCTCGGTACGACGCCCGCCGGATTGAGTTTCCGCATGTTGTCGAGCATGATTGTGTGCCGCTCACGTCTCTCAGCGAAGCCTGACTTTTCCAGCACTGTCAGCCGTCCATCAAACGCTTCAACGCGCTTGGTGAGCGAGGCAAAATCGTTCGCCAGTTTTACCAAGTCGGTGCGGTTGATCTTGGACGCCCCCTCCAGCATCTTGATCTGGCCGACTGCCCCACGCAGGCGCTTGTGGGCGCGCCTCAGTAGCCACGCCGCAACGCCCACGGCCGCCAGTTGCAGCACCAGAATGCCGACTGCAATCCAGATCATCCCGCTCTCCTGCGGAAGCGCTGCTGCTCCCGTCGTTCGTAAACCGCTCGCATGTGTTCCATCGAACAGAACCCGAATCCGAACATGCCGCGCCGCCGGTTCGTACGATCCTCCAGCTCCATCTGCGGCAGGGGGTCGGGGTCGTACACGATCGGATAGCTGGCAACGATCAACTGGTTCAGCCTGTCGATGCCGTACTCGACTTCCCCCTTGTCGCCCCGCACCCGCTTGTCGAGGTCGTAGCCCATAACCGGTACGCCCTGCGCCCGGAATGCAGCCAGACAGTCAACACGGCTCTTGTCGCCAACCGACGCCGAGATCGGCCAGTTGCCCGTACCCTTCAACACTGCATGCGCGTTGTCCGCAATCCAGCGCCCCTCGGCCGCGAAATTGAAGTCGTACAACTCTTTGAAGACGTGGACGTGCCCAGTCATGTTCCATTGGGTTACCACATACCTCACGCAGTCGATGCCGTGGTCGTCGTGCGTCACCGGCCGCCCGGTCTTCGAGTCGTACATCCACTCGCTCATCTCGCGCCACAGATTCGGGCAACGCGCCATGTCGATGCTAAACTTCGGCTTGCCCGGTTTGTACGCGACCCACGTACACACGAACGGATCGACGCCACCCCAGTCGAAACCGCGGTAAAACCGGTAGCCATCCTTCAGCAGCCTTTCCGGCTCGATCGACAGGTTGTGCGTCTTCTCGTTCAGTGACGGGAAGATCAACCCGGATGCACTCTGGAACGCCTCGCGGACCGTACACGGGTACTCCTGCTGGAAGCTCAGCAGCCCGCCGTGGTTAATGATCTGCTTCTGCCGCCACGCCAGTTGTTCGTCATCCAATCCGTACTCGGCGCGTACCCGGTCTTCTTCTTCCTGGTCCTTCGGGTCCGGCCACGGCTTGGGCTTGGCGCCGACAATGCGATAGGTCGATTCCCAGAACCACGGAATAAAGACCGGTACGAAACTGCCGATGCCCTTCTCTGCGTCACGGAAGCGCTTCTTAAACTCACCGCTCTGGTCCGCCCTGTTGGCCGTGCTCTCAATAATCACGATGGTCATGGGCGACAGCCCGACCGCGTTCAAGAGCGACAGCATGATGTTGCGAACCGTGTCGGGGTCGCCCTCGGCTTTAGCCAGCTCGGAAATGTGCAGCACCTGCACTGTTGCGGAACTCAGTGCGTACCGGCCACTGAACGTTCGCATCTTCAACGAAGAGTTGTGCGGGTGCTTGAACTCGATCGCCCGGTTGGTCGGGTCCGGCGGCTTCTGATCAATGTAGCTGGGATCGTTGACGTAGATGCAACGAGCGATGTCGAAGATGTCCTGCGTGCTCTGGTCGGTGTGGGCCAGTACGCGAGCGTGCATGTGCGGGCGCGTCTTCACGATGAAGTAGCCCAGCGCCTGCACAAACGTCGAGAACCCACCCTTGCGACCCTTGAGTCCAATGATGCGGATCGGCTGGTTTTGGTACGCCTGCGATAACATCGTCTCAAACAGGTGAAGCTGAAGCCGGTTGAACTTCATCGGGATCAGCTTGGGAATTCCGTCAGCGTTGCGGTCGCTGGCGATGATGCAGTTACCGTCCTCGACCCAGGCATAGAACGCGCGCAGAATCTCCACCATCGGCGGAACAGACTGCGAACGTTTGCCCGTGGTCGGAGACATCATTTATCCCTAAGCAGCGCTTCGATTCTGTCCAACGCTGGCATCACCCGTTGTTCCACTACCGCAATCCGCTTCTCGTGGTCCGCCACCTGGCTCCGGTTGGCCGTCCACGCACTGCCCGCATGCCACGCCAGGGCCGCCATCAGGGACACTCCCGCCAGAAACAGGCTCAGTGGCATTAGTGTTTCCTTCGTCAGCTTCTGTGCTTTCTCGGTCACTGTCCTGTCCTTTCGGTCGAATGACGGCCAGAACGCGCTCCTCTATCTCTTGCAGGCCCTTACGCAGCTTTGGGCTCACCCGCTTGGGCGCAGTGCGACCGGTGGCCGCGCGGCCATGCGTATGCAGTAGCACCTTCAGTGCGTAACGCGCCTGTGCTGTGGCAATCTGGATCGCGCGAATGGCGGTGTCAGCCTGCGGGCTTTCCGTGATACGGTTCAGAACCGCCTGGAGTTGCGTGAATACGTCCGGCGTGAACTGCTCCAGGAACGTGTCCAGGCACCGCCGCAAATGGTCTTCGGACGGCGTAGTGCGATCGCCGCGTTCTGCGATCTGTGGCACCATCGCCAACAGGTCCAGAGCAATGCGCAAATGCGACTCGATCGCCCGCAAGCGCACGCGCTGGCTATCGTTGCGATTCCGCCCCAAAGCAATATCAATCAACGTCTGTGCGTACCCACGAAACGAGTTGACCGACAGCGACATGGCCCAAGAGGCGATGTGATTCTCGGCCACGCTCAGGTTGTTGGCGGTTGCATCGCCCTTGTTGATCTTTCGCAACAGCGCCCGCATCTCGCGAGCATTTTTCGGCTTCGGGGTTCTCGGTGGCGGGAATATGCCCTTGTAGCCGTTCTGGCGCGCGCGCGCCTCGGCCGCCGCGAGGCCGGTTGGTATGTCGCTGTTCAACCCGAATGTCACGGCCTACTCCTTCCTGCGCTTGGGCTCAGGCTTGGGCTCAGGCTTGGGCGGCAGGGGGTACAGCTCCGGCTTGCCCGTGAGCGGGGATATGCCGTTGTG